GGGGTTATTTAATTCTGAGCTATCCTGAGACTGCTGCTCTGACGGGTCGAAGATCACTTGGTCGTAAGCATCCACGATGACAACGCCTGGATAATCGGTGTATCTCAGTTCAAGCGGTCCGACGACGGTGCGATTTGCATCGGAATAAAACGCGGCCGCACCCTCCGTGTCTCCGAGAAATATGCCAGAACCATCAGAGCCAAGCCGGAGGAACGGCAAGTCCATCTTCTTGTTCGTAAGATCGACGAATAGCCCGCCTTCCGGGTCTATGAGCTTCAGAATCTCTACTTCCGCAGCTGCGGACGAAAAAGATTTGACCAGCTTCGCGATCGCATCGATTGCGGCCTTGCTTGGGTATGTATCGACATACACCGCCGAACCGGCGCTATTTCGGTACATATCGACATACTTAGCGGGCTCAGCAGAAGGAACCGAGAAAAAAGCTCCGTCCACCGTGTTCTGCAGAGCTATCGCGACGCTTGGCCATGGCATTGATCCGCCCAGTTGGGTGGCGGCAATGGAAAGTGCCTTGGCAACAGTCGGCCTAGACTGGCCATTGCCTACGTCTACATCTTTGATCTCCGGAGAGAGGAAAATCTCGTCCGCCTTATCAATCGTAACCGTCAGCCTGGCAAGGTCTTCTGGTGTGCTCATGTTTACTCCATGTATAAGCTCGCGCTTAGCGAGGCCGATATTGTAATGGCGCTATACGGCGCCAGGCCATGATTTGGTGTACCAGCGCTCTAGAAGCGCCCTGAGCCGGCTGTTCATAACGCCGATATCCATGCCGGCCAGCAGGTCGGCCAGTTCTGCCTCCGTGATGACTGGCAGCTCAAAGGCTTCAAGGGTTGCGGTGTAACGCCAATGATTTACGGCAACCAGCTCCTCGTCATCTATAAACGACTCAGTGAATTTTACCTTCGCTGGAGCCAGCCCTCGCGGGGTTCTTAGGGGCATCAGAAACCAATCGGAATAACCAATTGCGTGCCTTACCCATCCGTCAAACAGGCTGGCCTCATCCTCCGAGAAGAGCCAAGTAACTCTTGGGTATGTTGGTGTCGACCTGAATCGCCTGCGCGTCATGGACCGGCCGCTTGCCATCGGTGTCCCTACGATCGGGCTGACCGGCTTCAGGCTGTAGCCGTCTCGGAGCGGTAGAGGCAGTCCATCTGGGTATGAAAGCATTTGCCTCTATCCTTCTGCTGGTGCGGTTGCGTTGTCGTAGTCGTAGACCCTGGGGTCATAGGGCATACCCTTTATGGCCACGGTCATGCCCGATGGCGATGAGCTGGTGACCAGAACCGGATAAGCCCACTTATCTGCTGGGCCGAATAGCAGGTGTGGCAACTCAAGCTTCATGCTCGTATCTGGCGTGAAATCCAGGCCTTCAATTGATACTCGGGTATCATCGACCGCAGTCGCCTCGTACGGACCAGATAGCGTGCCGTCAAGCCGACGTATGCCGATTTTGTGTACCCCGCCCGCAGACCAATCCAGAGGCTCAGAAGACTCCAGGATGAAGCCTGTGCCGCTCAGCTGAACGTCGAGCAGTAGCGCGCTCTGGCAAAGCCCGGGCGTGTCGCTGGCCACCGCGCAGAAGCTCAGGTAGCCGCTGTTGCGGCCGGCCATTTCCGTGCCCCAGGTGTAGGTGTCCTGCCGATACTTCTGGTGACCGCGCCGGCGCATGCCAATGCGGTATGCCTGGTCCCTATTCGATACCCCCGGAACCTTGACCTTTTCGACCTTCCGCCCTTCGTCGCCAGGAAGCCGGCAAGGCACGGTTTCCCACGCCCATGTTTCGGATGAGTAGTACTCGATATCCACCCCGTCAAAATCATTCGGGGAAGGAAGCGGGCCACCGATGGTCAGGCCTTTTTCGGTCATGTTTTGCGGGCTGTAGGTCTGGGTCTTCGGCCCGTATTCGCGATCGAATACGGCCCGCGGCTCATCGCGAACAGGCCGCACCAGCCCATTGGCTACAACCAGCTCGGCATACCCGCAGGCCAATGCGTTGTTGAGCTTGTCCTTCACCGTCCCGTCTTCGTCGATCGTCTCGTCGTAGGTTTGGCCGGCGGCGCGCCAGACCTCATGGAGGCGATCCCACTCTTCCAGGTCGAGGTCATCATCCGTGTAGCCGACCTTCTTGAGCCTGCTCAAGCACCACGGGGCGATGTCGCGTGTTGGCTGTGGGGCCTGCCAGGCGCCACCGGAGCGCACAGGCAGGATCCGGGTAGCCTCCAGGCTCACATCGCTTTCCGATTTAGCGGAAATCGTCTTGCCGCCCCGCATGTAGAGCGCGATCGTTGTCATGCCTGGGTACGAGGCAGGCGCGGCCAGGCGAGTCCTGAGCCCTGTCCATTGGATGTTGTTTGCCTGCTTGGCACTGCCGGATTTGGCGCCAATCCGCCTCACCCTTATTTCCGGGCGCATGGCGTAAGGCAGTACCCCGTTGTACGAGAAACCGATCTGATCGCGCTCGGCTAGCCTCCATGTATTGACGATGCTCGTCCACGCCCCGAGGGTTGCCGAGTCTCGGTACTGAAGCTCGGCTGTAGAGGATAGTAGTTCCGGGCTGCCGTTCTTGTTGTAGCTGATCAATCCTTCAGAAAACAGGTAATCCCACTCGATTTCGGTGGCAACAGCCCCTTCGGGACAGCCCATATAAGGACCAAGCCAGTCGCCCTCGGTCGTCGACTGATCAAGGTTGATCGGCGATGACGTGGACTGCATGAAGCTGAAGCCGGGCCAGCTCGTATCTGTGGAGCCGTCAGCCTTCAGGCGGTTATGGGGAGGCGGCATGCGTGCCGAGCGAGACGCCCTCCAGCAGCGCCTGGCCGAAGCCGAGAAGAATGCGGCGCGGTATCTGTTCTTGCGGGACGGTGATCGCGGCGGCCTTGAGTGCTGGGACGAGCAAGTATGTGTTTGCGATAGCGAAGACACCGTGTTCGGCGCGGCCTTGGACATGATGGTAGACGGTTCCATGGCGGCAATGGCCGATCGCCTTGCCAGCCCCGGCTGCCCGGATGGGGAGAAGGCACCATGACCACCTTCCTCATCTGCTGGACCCTCCTCGGCTGTGCAGTCGCCAGCCCCCTGGGCCGGATGATCAAGAATGCCGATGTGGCAGGGAAATCTTAACCGCGCCAAGAAAATCTTTATTCCCGGGCAATTCGCCCATTTTTCTTTAACCGACAGTCAGCCGCTGTAGCGGTGTGGCGAGGTATTGGCATGAGAAATATCCAAACACGCGAAGGCTACGACCTTTGGGATGCAGTGCATGAGCTGCCTCGCTTCAACTTTTGGCGCGGCGGTGAAGATGAAAAGGGAGCGGTGATCCGCGTTCCTGAAAAGCGTGGCAATTGGGTTAACTTTAACGATCTTACGCATCTGGCGGACGAGTACCAGGATGAGATCAATAGCCTGCGTGAACGCCTTGCTCGACTCGAGCCAAAGGCGGTGACGCCATGACCGATCGCCAACGCTTCGAACAGGCCTACGCCGAAGACAACAACTGCACCGCCACTTGGTGCGAAAGCCAGCGCATTGCCAATGGCAGCTACCTTGATCGGTATATGGCCAGGGCTTGGCATTGGTGGCAGCGTGGGCAGGAGGCGGCATGAAGCTTATCTACCGGATAAATCGGCTCCTGCGAATACCTGGCCTACCGATCGCACGCCTCACCATTGGCGGCGAGACCCGCACGCTTCGCAACGACGGCTGGGTGATGATATCGGACGGCAAGAGTAGTGACGCTCTCCCGATCAGCTTTTGCTCGCAACGCATCGTCGACGCCTTCGAAAAAGAACTGGCTTAACCACATCCCCTTCCGCTTGAGCCTGCCGGCGCCCGGCGGGCGGAGCTATTGCCATGCTCGAAACTATCGAGGTGATGCGCGTTAAGCGCTTCGCCGCAAATCCTGTTGGCCGGGATTTCGCCGTGGGCGACATTCATGGTCACTTCACCCGACTGCAGGTCGCTCTGGACGCTGCCGGATTCGATCCAGCGGCCGACCGCCTGTTCAGCACTGGGGATCTGGTAGATCGTGGACCTGAGTGTCGCGACGTGCTGGATTGGCTTGCCAAGCCATGGTTTCACCCAGTGCGCGGCAACCACGATGACTACGTCTGCCGATTCGATACCTGCGACCCGGAAAACTGGATCTACAACGGTGGCGCCTGGTTCGCCGGTCTGTCATGGGACGAGCAGAGAGAGTTCGCCGCGCAGTTCCGCGAGCTTCCCATCGCGATTGAGGTGGAGACGGCGGGCGGCTTGGTCGGCATCGTGCACGCTGATTGCGTATTCGATACTTGGGCCGAGATGCGAAATCAACTGGAATCGCCGCAGAGCAAGCGCCAGCTTCGAAACCTGCAGAACACCTGCATGTGGTCGCGCAGCCGAGTCGAGAACTTCGACACCGCACCGGTTTCGGACATGCGCGCGGTAGTGGTCGGCCACTCTCCCATGAAGCGGCCGGCAGTACTCGGCAACGTCTACCACATCGATACAGGCGGATGGCTTCCCGATCGGGGCTACTTCACCCTCCTGAATCTCGCCAGCCTCGAACCAATACCCTCAACCCGGCCGTCGCTACGCCTGGACTGGGAATAACCCCGCTGCCGCCGCGCGCGGCATGGAGCATCCAATGGAACCAGAAATTATCCATATCCCCGAGCTCGCCAAGCTGCTCGGGCGCACTGAGTCATCCATCCGCAGCGCGCGCCAGGCCGGGGCATCCTGGCTGCCGCCATATTTCAAGCAAGGGAGCCGGATTTGCTGGCGTATCGACACTGTGCGGCGCTTTCTGCGGGAGTGCGAGGAAGGCAAGCATGCGCCAGTGCGGCCCGGCCGGAAGCGGCAGACGCCGCCTACCTTGGCGCGGGTGGGCTAGCCGAGCTTGTCGGCAAGGCTGTCAGGGCACAGGTGTGTATACCTGCGGAGCATATTCACCGTCTTGTGCCCGGTAATGGTTGCGGCCTCCATGATCGACAGCCCCTTTTCGAACAACCGTGAGGTACCCTCATGGCGAAGATCGTGAAAGTGCAGGTCTTCCACGCCAGCAGCGCGACAAGCTTTCAGGAAATACTGGCTCACCGAGTGCGGCGCCAGGGAAAACACGTTGCCGTCGATGCGTGCTGGCAGAGACTCAAGCAACGCGCGAGCGCGGTTCGAGAGTGGCACCAGTCGGCGGCTGCCGTTCTTGGTGTCTTCGAGCAGCGCGTGCTTTCCTTTTATATGCTCGCGGCGCAATGTCAGCAGTTCGCCGCGGCGCATGGCCGTCTCGACCGCAAGTTCGATCACGGCAGGCATTTCGGCGTGAATGTCACCAGATGCTTTGATGACTGCTGCCAGCTCTGATTTTGTAGGCCGGCGATCTCGCTCACGACTACCCTTGGGCATCCTGATCTTCGTGACCGGATTCGTCAGGCCCTCAATGCCCCAGTCCTTTATCGCGACGGTGTATAGATGGCTGATCAGGGCCAACGCCAAGCGCACAGTGTTGGTCGACACGCCTTCGGCCAGGCGGGCGTCTCGGTATTCCGCCAAGTCTGATGACCGAATCTCGGCGAGAGACTTCGAGCCATACTTGCTTTCGGACCAGGTCTTGATTCTGGTCTTTTCCTGGACAGCCCCCTTCTTCTGCGCAGATACCTCCCGCTGGTAGCGCTCAAAGGCCTGCTTCAGAGTCGTAGCCTCCGCCTCGCGCGTATCGACAAATCGCTTGCGCGACATGTCCCCTTCGATTTCAGCCGCCCAGCGCTGAGCGTCCGCCTTCGTGTCAAAGGATGCGGAAAGCGAGGGGTAGCCTTTTTTGCGGATCTTGGTCCGCCAGGTGCCGTTAGGGCGCTGTTCGATGGTAGCCAT